CCAGGCCATCGTGGCCGGCGTGATGCATCCACTCACCAGAGCTGAGTTTGCTCTGGCTAGTTTTTTCCTTTGTCACATCACGCTTGCGGCCTTCGCAAAAGCCACAGCCATGCGGAACAGAACATCCCGATCTGGTTCGCCAATGTGCTCATAGACCTCAAGAAACTTTGCTGCCTCGGTACTGATGCTTCCTGCGGCGGTAGGTTTGCGCTCACCTGTCACGACATACAGTACGTCTATGCCCAATTCGGCAGCCGCTGCCAGGTACTTGGCGTCGGGGCTACCCGAACCTTTTTCATAATTTATTTGGGTGGTTTTACCCACGCCGCCAGCAGCACCTAAATCAGTCTGGCTGAGGCCTAAACGCGACCTTTCTTCCTTCAGCCGTTCGCCGATGGTCATATTTTTTGAACCTCAGACATTGACAGGTTCAAGTTACTGAACCAATATCATCAAACCATTACGCGAAATCACACGAATTTGAACTATGCACGCCACCTACGCACCCGAGCAAGCCTGCCAGGCCGCTAGAACGCGGCTGGAACGCAAAGGCATGTCCGTAAAGGACTTTGCCCTTCAGAACGATCTGCACCCCTCAACCGTTTACGCGGTGTTGAACGGCCAGAAGAAGTGCTTGCGGGGCGAAGCCCACCGCGCCGCAGTACTTCTCGGTATCAAAGACTGCGTGATTGAAAACTAAGCCCGTTGGCTCAGGGAGGAAACCAGAAGATGAAACGCCCAGTTCTAGCCAACAGGAAAGATGTGGTCAGTGCGGTGATCGGCGCCTATCAGGGAGGCCGCATCTACGCCGCTGCTGACTTAGGGATGCCCCTTAAGAAATTCGATAACCAGGCTTATGAAAACGCCGGCAGCCGACCGCTTAGCGACGACCATATTCATCGCCTTGAACAGGTAGCAGGAACAAACTTCCTGCCGGACTACATCGCAGCCAAATACGGCGGCATGTTTGTCCCGCTGACCGCGTCGGCGGATCTGGACAACGTCGAGTTGTACAACCGGTCAGTCAAAGCCGCCGCCAAGCGCGGGATGGTTGATCAGATCATTGCCAAAGCACTCGACGACGGTGTCATCGAGTCCTGCGAAGCCCAAGCAATCATCAACGCTCTGGTGCACTACATGTCCGCCCGCTACGCCGAAGTGCTAGCCACCATTCAACTGCACGGTCGGGGGATCGCTGGGTGAGTACATACAAACTTGTCTGCCCGCACTGCCTCGGCCGCATGCGTATCCGCACCAGCGAAGGCACACATATTTTCCTGCGGGTGGCCTATCTGCAATGCACCAACGAGGCCTGCGGCTGGTCAGTGCGTGCCGAGTTCGAAATGACTCACGAAATGAGTCCTAGCGGTATGGCCAACCCATCGGTGCGTTTGCCCATCGCCGACATTGCCCTGCGCCGCGCCGCGATGAAGACCGCCAACGATCAACCCGACCTGCTCGACCAAATGGAAATGGAGTGTGCGCAATGAACCACGATCAGTTGACCCACGACTACCGCAGCAGCATGCAACGTGCCGCGTTCGCTTACCTGCAACGGCACGAAGCGCAGTACCTGGTGGACTCGGACCTGCTCTATGAAAACTGCGTTCGCCACTTGGCCACATCGCTGGAGGTGCCTGTCTTCATGGCGGAGCGACTGGTGCACAACGCCTGGACTGAATTGCAGGTGATCAATCAGCGCAAGTGGATCGGTGTGGACTGGGGTAACAACGCCAGTTGCACGGTCGTGCACTTGATCGACACCCGTGCCGATCTGCGCTTCCCGGTACCGGCGAGACTGCTGCCGCAGACCTTGCTCGCCCAGCGCGATTCCGCGCACAAGCACCACCCTCAGTAACCACTTTTTAAACACCCCCGCCCTGCCCCGCTTCCCGTGGGTTTGGGTGAGCTTTGCCTGAAATCCGAGGTGGATCATGGAAATCGACATCGCCATCAACGCGAAACTGCCCCGTGCACAGGCCGAAGCCCTGCTCCAGGCACTGCGCGCCCAGTACTCGATGCAGTTCAACGAGTACTGGTATGACGATCGCTTTCGCATGATCCCCGAGGGTTTACGGCACGGCTCGCTGCTGTCGGCCTTCCCCGTAATGGCCGCGCAAAAACGCCTGATTGGCGCCCTTAAACACAGTCTCGGCGAAGTGAAGTAAGCCCCGATGAACATGAAGCACGATCTGCGCGCCGACATCCTGCAACGCCTTGAGTCTGACTACGGACTCAAGCACAAAGCGGGCAAATACATGCGCCAGGGCGAATGCCCGGCGTGCAAGAAAAAGGAGCTGTACGCCTTCCACGATGACCCGTGGATGATCCGTTGCGGCCGGGGCAAGTGTGGCCAGACCTGGCACGTCAAAGAAATCTACGAAGACCTGTTCGAAGACTGGAGCAAGCGCGCCCCGGCCAGCGAGCAACACCCCAGCGCCACCGCTCGTGCCTATTTGGAATTTGCCCGAGGCTTTCGGCTTGATTTGATTCAAGGCTGGTTCACGCAGGAAACGTATTTCTCCGGCGAACTGAATGCCGGCAGCGCGACGGTGCGTTTTGCGTTGGAGAAAGGAGGCTACTGGGAGCGCCTGATCGACCGGCCGCACCGGTTCGGCAAGATGAAAGCGCGGTTCAAACCTGGCGATAGCCCGCGTGGGTACTGGTGGTGCCCGCCATGCGTCGAGCTGCTGGACGTCAAAGAGCTGTGGATTGTCGAGGGCATCTTCGACGCCATCGCTCTGGTGCATAACGGCATTGCAGCCGTGTCGGCAATGTCGTCTGCCTTCTTCCCTGAAGAATCTCTGAAAGAGCTGGCACGGCAGCGCGGCGGCAAATTGCCCAAGCTCATTTGGGCACTAGACAACGAACCCGGCGCGCACAAATACACCAAGCGTTGGGTGCGTCAGGCTCGCGCCCTGGGTTACGAATGCGAAGCGGCACAGATTCCCCAATCGGACAGCCGCAAGGTCGATTGGAACGATCTGCATCAGCGCTGGGCCTTCATCGATGGAGAGAGCGAACGTGCCGAGCAGATCGAAAAGGATCTGGCCACCGCTCGCTACCATGGCGCCCTGCTGATCGCCGAAAGCGCGTCAGAGAAAGGCGTGCTGATGTACGAATGGCGGGAGCGCCACGAGTTTCACTTCGGCTTCGATAGCCGGCTCTACTGGTTCAAGATGGACCTGGAAAAATTCAACAAGGCCATGCAGGCGCTGGAGTATTCCGAGCGTCACGAAGACCAGCTGCTGAACGACAAACAGCGGCGCGACAAGGCCCTGCGCCAATGCGGCGGCGTGGTGGAAATCGCCAACTGCTACCCGCAAGCGCTGTATTTCCAGCGCAACGAAGTCACCGACGAATCCTGGTACTACTTCCGCGTCGATTTCCCGCACGACAGTGGCAGCGTGAAGAACACCTTCACCGGTGGACAGGTTGCGGCCGCCAGTGAATTCAAGAAACGCTTGCTCAGCATGGCCGCCGGCGCCGTGTTCACCGGCAGCGGGCAGCAACTCGACAAGATCATGAAGGATCAGCTGTTCGGCCTGAAGACCGTCGAGACCATCGACTTTATCGGCTACAGCAAATTGCACGGCTGCTACGTCTTTGGCGACCTCGCGGTACGCGGCGGCATCGTCAGCGTGGTGAACAAGGAGGACTTTTTCGAGTTCGGCAAGCTGCGGCTGAAGACACTGCAGAAGTCGATCGCCATGCACATTCAGCGCGACAGCAAGCAGTACCGCACCGACTGGTTGCCGATGCTGTGGCTGTGCTTCGGCGCCAAGGGGATTGTCGCCCTAGCATTCTGGTTTGGCTCGCTGTTCGCCGAGCAGATTCGCGCGCAGTACAAGTCCTTCCCGTTCCTTGAGGTCACCGGTGAAGCCGGCGCCGGCAAGACCACACTGCTGACTTTCCTGTGGAAACTACTCGGCCGCGAGCATGAAGGTTTTGACCCGTCGAAATCTACGCGTGCCGGCCGGCAGCGCGCCATGGGCCAAGTCTCCAACATGCCGGTCGTGCTGATCGAAGGCGATCGCAACGAACCGGACAAGGCACACGCCAAGGGCTTCGACTGGGACGAGCTGAAAGATTTCTATGGCGGCGGCACGCTCGGCACCAAAGGCATGAAGACGAGCGGCAACGAGACGTACGAACCACCATTCCGGGGCGCGATTGCGATCAGCCAGAACGCCGATGTCAGCGCGTCCGAAGCGATCCTGACCCGGATTATCAAATCCCACTTTGCGCGTCCGGAAGTCACCACCGAGAGCCGCGCAGCCGCTGACAACCTGAACCTGATCCCGGTCGAGCAACTGAGTCACTTCCTGTTGCTGGCCGTTCGTGCCGAAGCCCAGGTGATGGCCAAGTTCGCCGAACGCGTGCTGGTCCATGAGCAGCAGCTGCGCAAGCTCAAAGAAATCCGCGTGGAACGGATCATCAAGAACCACAGCCAGTTGATGGCCCTGGTCGACTGCCTGCGCCTGGTCTGCCCGCTCGATGACAACCACGTCGCCACGACGCATCAGGCGCTGATGGTCATGGCGTTGGAGCGGCAGGCCGCGATCAGTGCTGACCACCCGCTGGTTGCCGAATTTTGGGAAGTCTACGAATACCTCGAAAGCCTGGGCGAAGGCCCGCAGGTCAACCACAGCACCGACCCGAAACTCATCGCGATCAACCTCAACGAGTTCGCCGAGAAGGCCAGCGAGCATCGGCAGAACCTCGCCGACCTCAAAACCTTGCGCGGGCTGCTGATCAACAGCCGCAGCCACAAATGGCTGGAATCGAACAAGGCCGTGTATAGCGCCGTGCGCGCTTCACAAGCCGCCGGCAACGCGATGTTCAACAAACCCACCACCGTGCGCTGCTGGATTTTTCAGAGCGCGTAAACCGCCACCAGCGCTGCAACGCTGGGCACATTCCAAAGGAGAGGCACCATGCAAGTACACGTCATCACCGACGACGCCGGCACGGGCAAGACGACGAAGCTGAGATCGATCGAGGCGCAGCAACTGGCCGAAGGCAAACAGGCCGGAATCATTCATGCGGATGCGTATTCGCATCACGGCCTGCTCGGAATCATGGAAGTCAGGCTAGAGCGCGGTGAGCGGACGCTGCTTGTCGATGACTGCTCGAGCAAACAGATCGAGGAGGTTTTGCAGTGGCAGCGGGAGGCCGCTGGGAACGAGCAGTTGGAGGACTTGGCGATTCATCTGGTTCGCCGCGCCGGCTGAACAACGCGTTCATGCCGAAAAGAATTGGTGCCGAGGGGCTGCAACCCCTCGACACCGACCACCCCAAAGGAGAAGCACCATGCAAGCACAAAACCCAAGTGGCAGCGGCATAGAGGCTACCACGAACGCCTTCAAAGTCGGCGACGACGTGACTTTCGTCGCTGCCCGCAGCACCGGGCACAGCGTCAGTTTCAGCGTTTGCGAAGGGAAGATTGCTGAGATCGACAGCGCAACGGCGATCGTCAAGCTTCGCAATAGTCGCACCAGTGTGCAGCCGTTGAACAAGCTGACTCGCCAGAGCGAGCGCAACACCCTCACCCGCGCTTTGCTGGGGGACGCCTGATGCAACCCTTAGCCAATTCTGTGGCACGCACACGCACGCCCATGGCGAGCCATCGGCTTGACCTCCCCAGTTGCTGCGACATCTGCGGCAAAGCCCGATCCACCCGCAAGCATCAGGCCTGTAGTCGGATCCGACAGCAGCGCAAGTCTGCCGAGTGGGCTGAGCTGATGGCGGTACGGGCAGAAGCGAAGAAAAACAAGCCACGGCGCTACGCGCGCTGATTTGAATGACGGGCGATTGGGAACTGCATTCTCGGTCGCCCAAAGGAGAAGCACCATGCAGGCAACGGCTTTGTTGTTTTTGTACCTGTGCACCGACGCATCCCGCCTCGACTGCCAGGTAATTCCTTTCCAGCAATGGGTTAGC